GAGATGATCTCGACGTTTATTGCCACGCGGCTCTACCTCTTCTCGTGTGCTTCGTAGATGTTCCGGACGACGATCTGAACCCATAGGCTCGTGAGCCTGGGAGCGATCTCGGCGAACGACTTATAGACGACGCGGCCCTTGTCCGGTGCCGGGAGTTGCCGGGAGGTGTGCCGGGAGACGCTATGGGATCCGGAGCTCGCCCGGTTCCGGCGCTGGTATTTCTTAACCTTCTCCCGTTTCCGGGAACCGAACTCCCAGACCCTCGCGTCCTCGTCCGGGACGAGTCCCCCGGAGAGCGGACGGCGGGAGGAGGCAGCGGTGAGCACGGTCGGGTTTCCCGGCTTGACCCGGGCCCCTTTGGCGAGGACGAGCCGATCCATCTGCGTCACGGCGTTACTGTTCACTACCGAGCGCCAAACCGGATTGAGTGTGGCGCGGGTTTCCCGGTTGATATCGTTCCGGACGTTCCGCTCGACGAGCTTTAGCGCGAGTGCGACGGCGGCGAACTGTTTCGACGTCGCCGCACTCGGCTTGATGATCGAGCCCGGCATTTTACTCAGCAGCGCTCCATGTAAAGACCGGTTGGCCCTCGACGTCGAGCGTCACGCCGGAGACGGCGATCGTTTCCGCGCCTCCGCCGACCTGGACGGCCTCGAGCGTCACGGTGCCCTCGATCTTGGCGAGGTCTCCCGAGCCGAGCGGCTGGAGCTTGAATGTCCGCGTCTCGCCGTGCCCCTCGATAAGCTCGTGCATGAGCCCCTCGGTGTCGAAATCCTGCCCGACGTTCAGCGTCAGAGCCCAATCGGGTTTGGCGACGATCGTTGTTTTCTTGCCGTTGACCGGCTTCCACCGGAGCTTCGCGGTGGTGGGAACGAGGGAGACGGAGTCGCACGCGGTGGTGAACTCCTTTGTGCCGAGGGTGAGCATCACGTCCTCGATCACGAACGGGTTGTGCGGCTGGAGAGTCACGGTGTTGACCTTTCTTGTAGGACGGCGGCGCGGTAAATGTTCGGTGAGTAGGCGAGAGCGAGGATCTCGAAACCGGAGAAAGCGTCGTCGGCGAACTGCCTCCGCGTGGCGCGGGTGAAGACGCATCCCTTGTAACGCTCGATCGAGAGCATCACGCCGTCGAGTATGTCGTCGAGCTCGTTCTCGGCCTCGACTCCCTGGACCTTGGAGCCGTAGACGTGGAGCGTGAGCTCGTGAGCGAGGAGCGGCCGGTTCGGAGCCGGAGAGAGATCCGAGCGCCACACCGAGACAACCGGCTTCCCGCGCCGGACCTGGGAGGGGACGACCGGGAAATCGGCGACGAGCCATGCCGGGTGATCGGCTTGGATCTGAGCGGCGAGCTGCTGTCGTGGTGTCGTGCCGCTCATAGGAGCCCCTTGAGCGGTGAGCGGCGCGGCCGGACGGCCTCGTAGGCTTCCCGGACGAGCGGATAGGTCGAGATCATGAACCCGTCCGAGCCGAAACCCTCCCCGTCCCCGGCCCGTTTCCGCGCCGCGAGATGCTGCGCTAGGAGCCGCTGTGCGTACTTGTAACGGGCGGGGACGGGGTCGAGGACGGTCTCGCCGTCCTCGTCGAGCAGCAAGCCCGTAGGGACCGGCTCCGGAGCCCATTCGAGGAGTTTCTCGTAGGCGGTCTCAAGGAAACTCCTGAGCTCGAGATCATCCTCCGGAGCGTCCATCCAGTCCCCGAGATCCGTCTCCGGATCCAGCCAGCCGATGAGCGGCACGAGCTATCCCTCCTCCTCGGGCTCCGGGACAAGATCCAGCGGATCCACGTTCTCCGGTTTCCGCTTCCTGGACCTCCGCGGAGTCGGCTCCTCCTCCTCGTCGAGCTCGACGGGGATCTCGTCCTCGCCCTCGACGAGCTCCCCGGACTCGTCGAGGACGACGTCGTAGAGCTCGCCGATCTCCAGCGCGGCGCGGATCGGGGCGAGTGCTTCCTCGAGCTCCTCGCGGGTGACGAGCTCGGCTCCGTCCTGCTTGAGCTTGTTCAACGGGTGCATCAGTCAGTCACCTCGACGACGCCGTACTTGGCATAGTTGGTCTCCGGAGGCCCGGCGACATGCACAGTGTTGGAGCGGAGCAGGTAGTAGGAGAAGACGGCCTTGTCGATCGCGCCTTTCTGGAGCTCCTGGGCATCGACGCGGATCGGAGCGTCCCCTCCGGATTGGTGCAGGACCGTGACGGCCGCGGCTCCGACGATCACGCGGCCGTTGAGCGCCGTCTCGCTGATCGGGGCAGGCTGGATCTTGAACCCGGCCATGGAGCCGGACTCGAGGCCGAGGGAGGTCTCGAGGAGCGCGAGGTTCTCCAGCATGTCCGAGCCGAGCAGATCCCGGTAAATGTCGTTGCCGAGGATCGCATACGTCGGCTTGGTGTCCTCGAGCACGTGCTGGCATCCGAGGATGATCCTCCGCCATGCGTTCGCGATATCGGTCCCGGTGCCGACGATCGGTTTCGCGATGGAGATCAAGTGCTCCTTGACGCGCTGGTCGCGGCGGCGCTTGATGTACTCCGTCTGCTCGCGGAGGTAGCTCTCGAGCTGCCCGGGGACGGGGAAGTCGATGATCGCCCGGTCGAAACGGTTTCCACCGGCGATCCGCTTCGCGGTCCATTCCCTCGCGACGGCCTGGATCGGCCGGGAGGGTATGTCGTTCATCGAGGAGAGCACCTGCGGGTCGGCGTCGTAATCGCCCTGGGTGTAGGGAGGCTCCCAGTCGTCCGCGATCGGCGTCATACCCTCCACCCATTCCCAGCCGCGGACGGTGAGCGAGGTGAGGTCTTTGGAGGTAACGAGCGGGGTGAAGCGCTCGGAATACTCCGTCTCGGTCCAGAGCTCGCCGAGGTAGGCCGGTTGCGCGGCGGGATCGAGGACGTCCTCTTGGGTGACGGTAGCGAGAGCGGCCTTGAGCTTGTCGCCGTTGCCGAGGGAGCCGGAGTCGATCGCCCGGATCACGTCACAGAATCCGGTGAGCGTGGAGGTCGCGAGGAGTTTCTCCTCCTCCTCCGGCGTCTTTTCCGGCGCTGCGGGAGCCGCGCCGATCGCGGCGGCGAAAGCGGCGAGGAGGCCCTCGGTGTTGGCGGGAGCGGGAGGAGCGGAAGCGGTGAGCGGCTGTGTCACTTCGGGATTCTCTTTCTCTTTGGGTATTTCATCGGCTTTCTCTTTCGCCTGGGCGATCGCCTCCGCGGCGGCGGCGAGATCCCCTGCCTCGACCGCTGCGGCCGCGGCGTCGAGCGCGGCGTCCAGATCCGCGGCCGGAGCCGCTTCCCCGGAGCCGCTGGGAGCCTCCTCGCCGCCGAAATCCGCGGCGAGGAGGAGCGAGGACGGAAACGCGGGAGCCTTGACGATCCCCGCGCCGACGAGCCGACCGGCGAGCAGCTTGCCTCCCCTGATAATCGGCTTGAGCACCTCGACGGAGATCCCGCGGCGCTTGCCCGTAACGGCGTCGTCGTAGGCTTTCTCTCCCTCCGGCGTGGCGTAGTACTGCACGCGGGTCTGGATATGGTCCCCGGCGTCGGCGGCGGTGAGGTAGCCGACATGCACTCCGGGGACGTGCTCGTCGTTGACCGGCATCTGCCCGGACGGGATCTCGAGCGCTCCCTTGTCAACGGTGACTTTGCCCTTATTGGTCCGGCCCTCCTCGCCATAGGTGAGGAGGTTGTACTCGAGGGACATGTCCTCTGATTTGGCGGTGAGCAGCTCACCATATAGCTCCACTGTCGTCATTGTGTGATCTCTCCTACGGGGACGGGGACGGCGGGGGTTGGCGTGGCGGTTCCGGTGTTGCCTTTCACGTCGGCGCTCGTGAGATCCGAGGTACGGAAGCGGATCCCTTTCCCGGACTTGGTCACGTCCGGCTGGGAGAGCCGCTGCTCGATCGGTGTTGTCCACGTCGCGAGCGAGAGGGTAACGAGCTCGTCCTTGGTCTGGAGCGTGTTCTCGTAGGTTCCGCTCGTCCCGTTCGCTCCCTCGAGCAGCGCGGCCGGGAGGTTCAGGAAGTTCGCGAAATCCAACCGGGCGGCGTTCCGGGCGGCGATGAGCATCTCAGAGTCACCTCCGGATCCGGTGTGCGGCTTGAGCTCGATCCCGTTCGGGGTGAACGCGACGGCCCCGTTTTCCGCGGCCCGGGCGATGCTCCAGTCTCTCTGTGCTTTGGTGAGCTCGGCCTCGGTCCCCTCGAACTCGCTCGTGATATGGAGCTCGACCATAGGGATCGGATTCTTACTCCGGGAGCGCACGGTGTTGCGGATATCGTGGTAGTGCTCCACGGACGAGGCCCCGGACTCGAGGAAACCGAGCGGCATGAGCGACTGAAAGTAAATGAAATCCTCCTGCCTGGGAGCCGGTCGGCCACCGATCACGATATTCCCGAGCCAGTCCAGCCCCCACAACTCCCGCGGCAGCTTCAGCGCGCCGAGGATCCGCTCCCCGTCCCGCTGTACCCAATAGGCAGAGTCCCGATGAAAGATGAGATCCTGGAGCAGCGCGGCGTGCCGCTGCCCGGGAGTGATCGAGCCCTCTGTCCGGTTCATCCATGCGTCCTCCTCGGAGAGCTCGGTTCCGTCGTCGTACTCGAGGACGAGACCGGCGAGGAGCGTCGAGTAGAGCGAGATCCCCCGGTAGATCGGCGGGCACGAGAGCGCCTCGAGCGGCGTCGCGGGTAGCCCGGTCCCGGTGTAGCCCAGATCCGAGGCGATCACCGGGGCGAGGCCGGTCCCGATCGAGAAAGGCGAGGCCAGTTGGTAGGCGTCGCCGAAACCGGACGACGCCGAAAAACCGAACAGAGCCCGTGCTTTGTCTAGGAATCCCACGAGAGCAACGATCCGACGAAAAAACCCGCGTCAACCGGAGGACGGTTTGACGCGGGTTTCCACGGTTTGACGCGGTTTGCACTAAACGGTGCTGCTCATTTCCCCCATCTCATCTGTGCTGCTTGGCGTGTTGTTCCGGCCGCGGCTCCGATCTCGGCCCATGAGCGGCCGTGATTCTCACGCTGGACCCGGACGGCGTCTTTCACGACGGCGTCAAACCGTCGTTGTAGCTCGAGCATCTCGGCGAGATCCTCGGGATCGGCGTCCCCGACTCGTCGGCCGTAGGCGTCGATCATACGGCCGAGCATCGCGGCGAACTGTGTTGTCTCGTATTTCTGTTTTCGTCTCCCCATGCGTCAAGGTTCCCTTGACGGCTTAAGGGTGTCAAGGCTCCCTTGACGCTATTTTGCCTAGGCGGCGACGTCCGGGATCACGAGCCCGGACGTGCGTCGGGCGGTCGAGGCGACGGCGAGAGCGGCCGTCGCTGCGAGGAGGCAGGAGATCTCGGCTCCCTTGCCTCGCATAAAGAGCCGGTTCCCGTCCGGGTTTCGCCACGTCGTATTTTTCACGGCGGCGTCGAGCCCGTTGTGACGGGCGTGGTGGAGCCGGAGGAGATCGTTGGATTGGGCAATGAGCGCCGTCGCCGCGGCGACGTCTTTCATGGTGAGCCCCTTTACCCTCGTCGTTCTAACCCTGGGCATGCGGCCGAGCGCCTGGGAGACGGTGATATTCTCGCCGATCGAGTCGTAACCGACCGGCACGCGTGGATGCTTGAGGATCGCTTTCCCGACGTAGGGAGCCACCCACGAGCTCCCGGCCCGGTGCGCCATCATCTGAATATGCGGCTCGTCCTGCTCGTCGATCCATGCGACGGCGACGGCCGCGGCCGCGCCACCGATCGCGATATCCCAGCCGATCCCCCACGGCACACCGGCCGGAGGCTCGAGCAGCGGATCAGTCGCGGTGATCTCCCATTTCTGGAGATCCAGCGCCGTAACTTTGGAGTCCGGAGGCCAGATACAGAGGTACTCACGCATGAACTCCGGGAGGGAGAGCCCGGTTTCGGGATCGTGCCGCTCCCGGATCGTCTCAATCGAGGTGAGTCCGCATGCGAGGCCGGGATGGGTTTCCCACCAAACCCGCTCGTCGTTGGGATCACAGAACTCGTCGGCGCTGTAATCAACGATCCCGAGCCGATCCGGTGCCTTTCGGGCGGCTTCCAGCGAGTGCCAAAACATACCGATCCGGGCGGTCCCCGGCGTGCCGGAGACAATGATCTGCCCATTCGGCTTGGTATCCATCATGGGCAGCGCTCCGGCGAGGAGCCGGGGAGACTCCTCGGGGTCGAGCTCGCCTCCCTCGTCAAACCATATGACGTGAGCCGCGCCGCCGCGGAGGCCGGACGGTTCCGGTTTCGCTACGCGCCACTTGGAGCCGTTTCTCCACCGTATGTACTCCCGTTGCTGCGAGTAGTAGAGCGTCCGGATCCCGAGCTCGGCGAGAGCGTCCTTGTAGGTGAACTCCTCGGGCTCTTTGTCCTCCCCGTCCCATGCGGCGTGACGCTCCTCGTTGCGTTTCTCGACGATCTCGTTCGCGTGCTCCTCGATGAGATCCATCATGTCGCGGAAGAACTGCGAGGCCCTGGTCCCGTCCTGGGCGGTGGAGACAACCTGATAGCCGGGGATCGTGGCGCAACGGCCGAGGAGCACATTCTGGATCGTCGTCGTCTTGGTTGAGCGGCGCGGGATCTGCACCGTGACCTGCTTGTAGCGGACTCCTCCGTCCGGCTTCCTCGCTTCCATCACGCCGGCGACGAGCTCGCCCTGGGGAGTGATGGGGAGCCGCTGGAGACGGGCTCCGATATGAGCGACCTCGATCTCGGTCCCCTCGGGGACCGGCGAGATATGCCGCGGCGCGGCTCGCATCACTGGCCGCTCAATTGTGCTGGTCATTGTGTTGTGTCTCCTGTGGATCTACGCAGAAAAACGGAGC